TGTCAAAATTGGAGTGTTTTGCCGGATGACTAAAGGACGCAAGCCAACGCCGTCTCATCTTAAGGTGCTGCGAGGAACAAAGCGAGCTGACCGAGGGGTTAAGAATGAGGCCCAGTCAAAGCGCGAGAGGCCTTCCGCGCCTGCCGATATGAGCAATAGGGCGCGTGAGGCTTGGGGTTATGTCGTCGGCATCGTTGACCGCATGGGCGTGTTAACTGAGGCCGATGCAATGGCTGTCGAATTAATGTGCGAGGCGCGGGCTGACTGGCTGAGTGCGCGGGATGTAATAACGGCAGCGGGAGGTGAGACTTACCAGACTGAGGCCGGGTTGATTAAGGCTCACCCTGCCGTTGCCATGCGTAACGACGCAGCGCGGCGGTTGCAATCGCTCTTGGCCGAGTTTGGCATGACGCCTTCAAGCCGCTCGAAGGTTAGCGCATCTGATGATAGCGTCAAAGACGATCCGGCGGCGCAATACTTTGGTTGATAATGTCGCCACTTGCCGTAAAATAAAAAAGAGGTCTGATGGCAAAGAAACGGGAAGATCCAGTAACGGACTATGCGCGCAAAGTTATCTCCGGTGATATCATCGCAGGCCCGCACGTCCGGGCAACTTGCGGGCGGCACCTGCGCGATTTAGATGAGGCAGGCGAGCGAGGATTAGCTTGGGACCAAAACGCGGCGGCTAGGGCTCTTGGGTTTTTCCCTGACGTTCTTCGGCTGAGTGATGGGCAGTTTGAGGGTAAGCCGTTCAGCCTGCACCCGTCGCAGGAGTTCGTCGTCGGGTCGCTGTTTGGCTGGAAACGCGCAGACGGCACGAGGCGGTTTAGGCGGGCCTACATCGAGCAGGGTAAGGGCAACGGCAAGTCGCCTCTCGCCGGTGGGATTGGGCTTTACGGTCTTGTGGCTGACGGAGAGCCCGGCGCACAGATTTTCGCGGCGGCGGCAAAAATGGATCAGGCGCGCATATTGTTTAACGACGCAGTTGCAATGGTGCGGCAATCTCCCGCGCTTGAGCAGCGCCTAACGCCTACAGGAGTTAACCCTGTTAATAATTTAGCATGGCTTGATAATGGTAGCTTTTTCCGGCCTGTAGGTAGGGATACGGGTAAAACTGGCTCCGGTATGCGGCCTCATTTTGTTCTCATCGACGAACTACACGAGCACCCTAACAGAGACACTCTGGAGATGCTTGAGCGAGGCTTTAAGTTTCGTCGAAACCCGCTAATCTTTATGATTACGAATAGCGGGTCAGACCGTAATTCGGTTTGTTGGGAGGAACATGAACACGCGGTAATGGTAGCGCACGGCGAGGTCGAAGACGATACAACATTTAGTTATGTATGCGCCTTAGATGATGGTGACGATCCCCTTGAAGACCCGTCCTGCTGGATCAAGGTCAACCCCCTATTAGGCGTTACGATCACTGAGGGCTATCTTGCGGACGTTGCAGCACAAGCAAAGGCCATACCAGGCAAGGCCAACGGCATCCGGCGCCTGCACTTTTGCGAATGGACGGACGCTGAAACGGCATGGATAAGCCGAGAGCTGTGGGAAGCCTGCGAAGATCCCAGCATGACACTAAAGGAATTTGAGGGGCAATTGTGCTGGATCGGTCTCGACCTTGGCGCGACAAAAGATATGACCGCGATGGTCCAAATTTTCCAAGATAACGAGACTGAGGCCGGTGATCCTAAGTTTGCAATGTTTGCGCACGGATATACGCCAGCCGACACGCTCCAAGCCCGCAGCCGAGAGGATCGCGCGCCTTATGATGTTTGGGCAAATCAGGGCTACCTCACAGCTACACCGGGAAAGATAGTCCGCTTTGACCATGTGGCGGCAGATTTGGTCGATATGTCAACCCGTTTTGATATTGCCGCCGTAGCCTATGATCGGTGGCTTATTCGAAATTTCGAACACACTCTCGACGAAATGGGCGTTACTTTGCCTCTTATAGAGCATCCGCAAGGCATAAATAGGAGAAAGGATTCTGATCTATGGATGCCCGGAAGCATCGACGAGCTGGAAAAGCTTTTATTTGAGGGGCGTTTGAGGATACAAGTAAATCCAGCTTTACGCTCGGCTGTGGCGTCAAGCACTTTCTGGAAGTCGCCAGCCGGATTGAGGCGCTTTGAGAAACAACGTTCTTGCGCACGTATTGACATGGCTGTGGCAGCCGCTATGGCTGTTGGAGCGTGCCTGGAAAAAACTGACAAAGGCGCGGACTGGGATAGCTATATTGAATCATTGCTTGTGTGGTAGAAAATGGGTATGATCCGCCGATTGAAATCAGCGTTTGTACGCCGTTTCAATATTTCTGACCCTACATACCCGAGCGAGGTTGTGGGCTCTTATTCCGCCAGCGGCGAGGCCGTTACCCAGAGCAGCGCACTAGCTCTTTCAGCGGTTTGGGCGTGTGTAAATCTTATAGCTGGGACAACCGCCACACTACCGTTCATGGTATACCGCGAAAACACGGAAGGCCAGAGGGTTCCGGCCAGAGATCATCCCCTATACCGCGTACTGCATGATAGCCCAAACTTCGATCAGACGGCGGTCGATTTCTGGGAATGGATTTCCGCGTCATTGGAGCTATACGGCAACGCATATGCAAGGATTGCCAAGAATGACGCGGGTCAGATAGTCTCTATCTATCCCATCGCGCCTCAGTTTATGGGGGTAAAGCGCGCCCCCGATGGCGGGATCGAGTACGAGTGGACGGAAGACGGCAAGCTTTATCGTCGCCGTGAGCGCGACGTTATGCATATTCGCGGATTTGGGGGACATCCTCTTGGCGGTCTTTCAACGCTGCAATTTGCGCGCGGCGCCTTAGGCATTGCACAAGCGCAAGAGCGAGCGTCAGCGGCAACATTCCAAAACGCGATGCGCCCGTCCGGGCTGCTCGTCGTGCCAGATAGTTTACAACCCGACCAGCGCGAGAAACTAGAAGAAAGGCTAGTTAATAAATTCATGGGTACGCTTAATGCAGGCCGACCCATGGTTTTGGAACATGGTATACAGTGGCAACAGCTTACCATCAGTCCGGAAGATGCCCAAATGTTAGAGAGCCGGCATTTCTCTGTTGAGGAGATAGCGCGATTTTTCGGAGTCCCGCCGTTTATGATCGGTCATACCGAAAAGAGCACCTCCTGGGGCACGGGCATAGAGCAACAGACTATCGGTTTTCAAAAATTTACGCTTCGCCGCCGATTAAAGCGAATAGAGCAAGCAGTTTCAAAGCAGCTAATGACACCTTCTGACCGCGCGGCTGGAATAACGGTTGAATTTAACCTTGAGGGATTATTGCGAGCTGATAGCGCTGGGCGCTCCGCTTTCTACAGCACCATGACGCAAATTGGTGCTATGACAATAAACGAGGTCAGGGAGAAGGAAAATCTCCCGCCAGTCTTAGGCGGGGATGTCCCGAGAATGCAGATGCAAAATATCCCGATTACGGAGGCAGGGCATGACAATTAAGCATAAGGCTGCGCCAGTATTTAGAATTAAGTCGATGGATGATAATACCGGCGAGATCGTCGGTTATGGCTCTACGTTTGGCGGCGCACCTGATAGCTATGGCGACATTATTGCCAAGGGTGCCTTCGCCAAAACGCTAAAGCGGCATAAAGGAAAAGGCACTATGCCTAAAATGTTTTGGCAGCACGATCCGGGCGAGGTCATTGGAAAATGGATTGATGCAGAAGAGGATGAAACCGGGCTCCTGATGAGCGGTCGCTTAAATATGGATGTGCAACGCGGACGCGAGGCTTATGCTTTATTGAAAGATGACGCTATCGACGGGCTATCCATCGGTTTTAGCATTGACGACTATGACAAAGACGAAAATGAAAATGGGGTTTGGCACTTAAAGGAGCTTACGCTTTATGAGGTGTCAGTCGTTTCAATGGGCGCCAATGAAAATGCCACAATTTCGTCAGTAAAATCTGCCAAGGCCGCGCAAGATGTACTCGAATTGCTCAAAGCCGGGGATCGGCTCACTGAGCGCGAGTTTGAAACATTACTCAAAGGGGCTTTGGGTTTTTCAAACTCACAGGCGGAGCGGGCCGCGCGCGTCCACCTGAAAGGGCCGGTGGAACCGGCAGCGGCGACACAAGCCAGAGCCTTTCTTGAGGCATTCCTGGCTTAAAAACGAATAACCAAGGAGGCCGTTTTGGCTAACGAAAGCACTAAGTCTGTATCAGATCTTGCCGCAGAAATTAAAGCGGATCACGCAAAGAGCGTAGATGCCGTTAAAGAAATTGCCGAAAAAGCACTGGCTGAATCAGCCAAGGGCATAGAATCAGCCGAGACCTTGAACGGTAAAGCTGATGAAGCGCTGATCAAAATGAACGAGCTGACCGAGCAGGTCAGGACGATTGAACAAAAGATGGAGCGCGCGGCTGCTTTCGAGCGTGAAGCAGGGCTCGCTAAATCCCTCGGCCAGCAATTCATCGAGGCTGATGATGTTAAGGCGGCGCTTGAGCGCGGCACTGACTTTCGCGGTAAGGTCCAATTTGGAACTAAGGCGACGATCACTTCAGCCACTACTGCGGCGGCTGGATCAGCGGGCGATATTGTTAACGAAACGCGCCTGCCCGGTGTAATCTCTCCAACCGATCGCCGCATGACCATCAGAGATCTGCTGACACCAGGACAGATGGACGGCTCGACGCTCGAATATGTCCGAGAAACGGGGTACAATAATAACGCCGCCCCCGTCGCGGAGGGCGCGTTAAAGCCTCAGTCCGACATCCAGCTTGACCTAGTATCGACTAGCGCCAAGGTTATTGCGCACACGGCCAAAGCCTCAAGGCAGATCCTTGATGATGCATCGCAGCTACGCACATACATTGATGGTAGGCTACGCTATGGCCTAGCTTACCAGGAGGAGCAGCAATTGCTTAACGGTGATGGATCTGGCCAAAACTTGTTAGGCATCATCCCGCAGGCTACTGCGCATTCGGCAGAATTTACCCCTTCCTCAGCAACTGCTATGGACACGATGCGGCTCGCAATGTTGCAGGCCGCTCTGGCTGAATATCCCGCGACGGGCCACGTCATGCACCCCACGGACTGGGCGCGGATTGAAACGACAAAGGACGCGGAGGGACGTTACATCATTGGCAATCCTCAAAGCACACTGTCACCGACTTTGTGGGGTTTGCCAGTAATAGCAACACAAGCGATCACGGTTGATAAGTTCCTGACTGGCGCGTTTGCCCTTGGCGCTCAGGTATTCGACCGCTGGCAAGCGCGGGTAGAAATAGCAACTGAGAACGAGGATGATTTCGTCAAAAACCTTGTCACCATGCTATGTGAAGAGCGTCTAGCGTTGGCGGTGTATCGTCCCGAGGCGTTCATATATGGCGATCTTGGCTTCGTGGTTTAATAGGTTTCTCTAGGGGCTGGGAAACCGGCCCCTTTTGCCAAAGGGAATGGAGATTATCTTTGGAATATAAAGTAAAACGCCAGCACCTTGGCGACCGTCTCTATTTAGAAAACGAAATACGCACCGCAAACCACGCCGATGTAGACCATCTTGTCGCTAACGGCGTCCTTACGCCTATTGAGACAGAGAAAAAAGAGAAAAAAAGGAAGTCACTTGCAGCACCAAGAAATAAGGCGCTGAGGGTTCAAGAGAACAAGTGAAATGGCGCACACACACCATAAACCGGATGGCACATTTTCTAGCATCGTCAGCGGTCCTGTGGTGCCATTTTTGACAACGACAGAAGCCAAACAGCATTTAGCCGTTGATCATAGTGATGATGATGAATTAATATCCGCCTATGTGCAGGCGGCAACGGATATGGTGGACGCTGAGTGGGGTGAGCTAGGCCGTGCCTTGATCACGCAAAGGTGGCGGCATACCATGCCGAGCTTAGGCGGATCAAGAATTGTCCTGTTAGTGCCTCCCGTCCAGCAAGTAACACACTTTGAATATTATGACGCCGACAACATATTACAGTCTTTCCCAGCCGATGGTTACCGACTGACTGTTAACTCTGAGGATGCATATATAGACCTAGCCGATGGCTATTCATGGCCAGACACCTATGACAGACCGGATGCGGTCCAAATACAATACGACACAGGATATGGCGATACGGCTGCGGATGTGCCAGCGGGCATTATACAAGCGGTTAAGCTTTTGGTTTCGCATTGGTATGAGATGCGCTCTGCGGCTTCCGAAACGGGTATGGGCCAAGTGCCTTACGGAGTGCGGTATCTGCTGTCTAAGTACCGCGTGTCGCGGGCCTTGATATGATGCAGGGCGGCAAGCTTCAAGGGGCCGTTGCCTTTGACGTGCCCAATGGGGTAACGGACGCCTTCGGCGGCAAGACAGAGGCTTGGTCGGAGGTCTACGCATGCCGCGCCCAATGGACTTACGGCAAGGGAGGCGAAAGCTTAAAGGCCGCGCGCGAGGCTGGCCGGAAAGCATACAAGATCCGGGTGAGGTCATGCGTGGCGACGCGCGCAATCACAGAAGCATTACGCATGCGGGACGTGCGACGCTCTACAGTGTGGAGCATAATCGAGGTGGATGCGATCACCAATCGTGCGTGGGTGTACTTAACGGTAGAGGGTCCGTTGACAAGCGCTAATCCCACGGCTCCAGAAGTGCCGCCGGTATCAACCGTCTCGCTCATTGATGCCCTGCCAACAAGTGCGCAAGGGTCTGGTACATCTATTAGCGCCAGCTACACAGCGCCAAGCGGCGTTGACCGCCTGGTTATCCTGGCGGCGCATACTTTCGAGGCCGGAGTTGATCCTGTATTAAGCGCGTCTATGGGCGGTCAATCAATGGTCGCCCTTGGTGCCCAATTACACGGAGGCGGCACCACATTCGAGCAAACAGCTTTTTTCATGCTTCGGGGGGCAGACATACCGGCGGGCGTCCAGTCCGTTGAGTTATCCAGCCCGACGCCGGTAGCCGCAATGGGTTTTGAGGTGTTCACGGTCGAGGGCGCAAGTCAATCCCTTCTTCCCGTTTTCGTTTCAGACCCCGGCACAGCCACAAGCCTAATTACCGTTTCGCCGGGTGTTGCTGGCAGCTTCATAGTTGCAATGGCGTTTGAAAGTGTCGGTGGACGCTTGTATTCTTGGACGGGCGCGACCGAATATGGTCCGGCGTTAACTATTGCTGGTACCGCGTCTATGTCATTGGCGACTATAGAGGACGCTTCCGCCGCGCCTGTTTCCGTGTCATTCTCTTTAGATGCGGCCTCATCAAGATATGGTATATCATCTTTGGTTGTAGCGCCGTCTTATGAGTAGGTCCGGGGGTGGTCTATGAAGGCCGAAATGAGACTAGAAGGGGCGCGCGATCTTGAGCGTGCGCTTGCGGAACTGCCGCGCAGCACGTCTAAGGCCGTTGCACGCCGCATTATGAAGAAAGAGCTAAAGCCTGTCAAGGACGCCGCTGAGGCGTTCTGGCCCGGGGCAAATGAGGCTTTTCAGATATCCTCTCGCATTTCGCGCAGTCAGTCTGGCGATAGCGAGGCGGTTCGAGGTCCGTCGATAGAAAATATGTTTGTCGGGTCATTTGAGCCCCACGCGCATCTTTTGGAGTTTGGGACCGGCCCGCGCTACACCGAAAAAGGCGCTTACCGTGGCAGCGTATCGCCGGAGCCTATGCTCCAACCGGCATGGGATGCGCACAAGCGCCAAGTATTAACAGGGCTAGGCGAGCGTATGTGGGAGGAGATCAAGAAAACGGTTGAAAGGCGCGCCCAGAGGTCTAAGTGATGGAGGAGCATCTTTACACGCTGCTATCCGGCGCCGTCTCGTTCCCGGTCGCATGGGGCGCTTTTGGGCCTGGCGCAAGCACGCCGCGCGCAATCATGTATCGCATAAGCGACGTCAGGGATATGCATATGCAGGGAACCGGCTTGATGGAAGGCCGGGTTCAGATTGACTGCTACGGAACCACCTATGCCGATGCTATCACGGCAAGCCGCGACATTCGGGCCGCCCTCGAAGGCTACCGAGGAGGGCCAATTCACGGTGTTTTTCTGCAGGCCGTGCGCGACCAAACGGATGATGATGCGCAGCTATTGCACCGCGTGTCTTTAACATTTTTGATATGGTGTCAAGAATAAGGCTGATATAATTCGCGACAATGAAAGTAACTTAGAAAGGGCCGCACTATGGCTAACACTGTTACGACCATCGGATATGGTAGCACGCTAGAGTGGTCTACCGATGATGGCACTACCTGGACGCAAGCGGCGGAAGTCGTGCAAATGGACCTTCCAGTCCATACCGTCAACAAGGTAGACGCAACCCATATGTCATCTCCAGACATGACTATGGAGTATGTTATAGGCATGAGGGAGCCTAATGACGTTGCTTTTGAAATAAACATGAACAGGGCGGATTACGAGGCGCTATATGCGCTCGAATTTTCCGGGACCAAGGCGCTTTGGCGGCAAAAACTACCCCTTGAAATAGGCGCAACAGAGCAGCTCACTTATACGTTTGAGGGCGGTGTTGAATTAAGTGGCGGCAGCGTTGTTGTTGCAGACGTTATCCGCGTATCCGGCTCCATAAAGAGAACAGGCAAAGTTACACCATCATATGAGGTACCTGCACCATGATCAGCGCAATAGAAAAACAGGTTGACGGTAAGGTTTGGAGGTTTCGCTTTAATACGCGAGCCTGCCGCGCGTGGGAAAAAAGCACCGGAAAATCTATCCCGAAAATGAAGGCGGATGATTGGGGCTTTGATGAGATTATTACCTTTTTAGAGGTGTCCGCCGAAAATGGTCACGGAACCACTGCCGATAATATCAACCAGTTTGTTGACGTCATTGGCCTGGAGAATGCAAGCGCCCTTGCGCAAGATGTTTTTAACGCATCTATGGGCGATGGCGGCGCGGCTGAGGGCGTGGAGGGAAACGACTAAGCGCCCCCCAAGATATCGACTGGAGGGCGCTATTCCAGCAATGGTGCGAGGCTGGGAAAGATCCGGCAGGCTTTTGGTCGGTGACGTTTGGCGAGCTTCCCATCATTCTTAGGGCTGCCGAAGTTAGGGACGCGCGCTTAGCTTGGCAATCGGCACAATATGCGCGGTTTGCTTATCACCAGCCTAACGATATGCCAGAAATGCCTGGCAAGCCTCCGCCAACTAAAGGCGAGCTTGAATTGCAAGAAATAAGGCGTAAGGTTGAGCTAAAAATAATTGCCGAAAGGGTAAAAAATGGCCGTTGAAATTGGCGCGCTTCGTGCGCTTCTTAGCCTTGACAGTACGGCCTTCCGGCGTGGCGCCGAGAGGGCTGAGGCGTCTATGTCTGCTATGCAACGGCGCATGTCTCGCATGGGTCGCAGCATGGGTGAGTTTGGGCGCACCATGTCTATGCGTGTCACTGCCCCTGTTGTCGGTGGTTTTGGCTTGATGTCGCGTAACAGCCTCCGGACCGCCGAAGATATCACTAGATTTGCACAGCTATCCAATACGGGGACCACGGAGTTTCAGCGTTTTGCTGCTGGCGCGCGAGCGGCAGGGCTTGAACATGATAAGGTCGCGGATATCCTTAAGGACGTAAACGACCGGGTGGGTGATTTTATCCAGACCGGCGGCGGTCCGATGGCTGATTTTTTTGAGAATATAGCTCCAAAGGTAGGCGTGACCGCCGACCAATTCGCGCGCCTGTCCGGCCCAGATGGGTTGAGACTTTACGTCTCAAGCCTCGAGGCCGCTGGACTGTCACAACAAGAAATGACATTCTATCTGGAGGCGATGGCTTCTGACGCAACCGCTCTAATCCCGTTGCTTGCAAATAATGGCGAGGAGATGGATCGCCTGGCGGATCGCGCTCAGAGCCTTGGCAAGATTATGGACGAGCAAACCATTGCCTCACTGAACGATGCGCGCCAGTCTTTACGTGATTTGCGTGATGCGGGCGCGGGCTTCTCAAATCGCGTCATGGCCGCAATGGCCCCGGCGATTGAAAGACTTGCGGAGCTGATTGAGGGCTTATCGACGTGGTTTTCTAAATTATCGCCGGAAGTCCAAAAGTTTATTGCTGTTGGCGCATCTGTGGCGGCTGTGATCGGCCCTGCCGCCGTCGCACTTGGATTGATGGCTACGGCGGTGGCGGCTATATCAGCGCCTGTCGCTTTGGCGGCGGCGGCCATTGCAGGACTGGCCGCAGGGGCGGGTTTGTTACACTCAAAATGGGACGGGATATCTACCTGGTGGTCTGGCCTTTGGGATGGCATTGGCGAGCGCACAAGGGCGGCGGACGCGCAAGCGGCAACTGACCTGCAATCGCTCTCAGGCAGGATATCCCAGTTGGCTAGTAGCGTAGCGGGTTATTTTTCCGAGCTAGGGCAGGATATAGCGCAAGGAATTAGATCCGGAATATCAGAAGCAGTTGCGGCGATAACTGAGCTTGGCGAAGAGATAGTTGACTATGTAAGGGGGCTCCCCGCCAGGCTTGTTGAAAGCGGGCGCAATATTGCTCAGGGCTTGGCAGATGGCATAAGAGGGCGGGCAAGTTCGGCGATTGCCGCCGCGCGCGGAATGGCTCAGAGCGCTATCAACACAGTCCGAGAAAATTTTGACGAAAATTCACCGTCACGCGTATTTAAAAAAATAGGCGAATTTGTTTCCGAGGGTCTACAGATAGGCATAAGCGGCGGGGCGCCGGCTGCAATTGATGCGGCGCGCGGAATGGCCGAAAGCGTGACCGACGCTGCGTCAACAGCTTCCGAGAAAATCGCTAACTTTTCCAGCGGCTTTGCTTCCGCGATCGGGCCGGTAATTAAGGGCACTCAGTCAATAGGCAGCGCCTTCCGGGCGATGGCTCAAAAGGTCTCAAACAGCCTCATAGATACTGGTCTTAATAGTCTTGGCGACATTCTCGGCGGCGCTATATTCGGCGGCGGTGGCAAAGGCGCTGGGGGCGGGCTGTTGTCCAATATATTAGGAGGATTGCCAAGCTTCGAGGGCGGCGGCTTTACGGGGATGGGCGCTAGGTCTGGTGGCATAGATGGGCGGGGCGGTCAATTGGCTGTATTGCATCCAAGAGAGACAGTCGTTGATCACACGCGCGGTGGGCTCGGGTCCGGGGATACGTATAACAATGTAACAATAAACGTAAGCACCCCGGACGTGGCTGGGTTCGCGGCTTCGCAACGGCAAATTATGAGGCAGGCAAAGGCGGCGATTGGTTAATGGCCTTCATAGAAAAATTACTGCCAGTTGATGTAACGCCGGGTGCGAGCGGCGGCCCCATATTTCGAACGACTGTCCACACACTCAGAGGCGGCGGGGAAAGCCGCAATAGAATTTGGCAACACCCTCTGCGGTCGTATCAAGTCACCCATGCTATCCGCGATAGGGACCGGGTGCAGTCT